GCCTCAGCCGTATCCAGCAAGTTCAGCTCTGCCGCGGTTGATGTCACCGAAGTCCCAGCGCCAGCGCCAAGCTTCAGATCAGCAACGGCAAGAACATCAACGTTCTTGTCAGCGCCTGCCACCACGGCAATTCCAGCTTTTGCAACTCCAGCCTCAGCCGTATCCAGCAAGTTCAGCTCTGCCGCGGTTGATGTCACCGAAGTCCCAGCGCCAGCGCCAAGCTTCAGATCAGCAACGGCAAGAACATCAACGTTCTTGTCTGCACCGGCAACCACTGCCTTGCTTGCTAACACTTCGCCTGGCGTCACCCCATCCAATCTTTCTAACTCAACTGCAGAAAGAAGGTCCGTCGGGATGAAATTCTGCCAGACCGGTGCGGCTGCCGTGCCCGTGTTGATGAACAACACGCCGTTGGTCGTGTCGATCAAAAGCGCACCCTTGGCAGCTCCCAGACAGGTTGCTTCAACGCCTGGGGTTCCCTCGGCAACGGTCAGCGTCACCGCATCCTCTGACGCATCCAGCACCGTGTTGTCTTCCACTGTGATCAGGTTCTGCGCGCGCTTGGCCACATTCGCTCCGCTGAACGTGATTGTGTAAACGCCCGTTCCGCCGTTCAACGCAACTGCCACACCTCCCGTCCCAAGGGATGAAAGCAAGTTGAGCGCAGTCTGCATCGCATTCGCGGAGACGTTCCACGCCAGTAACGTGGTCTTGAAACCATCAAAGACCAGGCGGAACGTCCCGCTTGCCGGTACTGCGGATGGCGTGATGGTTTGAATCTCATCCGTCCCATCCACCGGCGTCCCGGCATTGATATAAGGACCGATTGATCCTTCAATTTGACCCATAAAAATCCTCTCTTTCTCTTACCTTGACAAGGTTGTTTCAAACCTTGTCAAGGTTGTTTGTGGGTTTTCGTAAGGGCGAATGGTCGCGCTTTTTGCACGCCTTGCGCATTCGCCCGTTCATTTAAATTCCTGTCACCGTGCAGATTGCCGCCGGGCGATAAACCACCAGCGCCACACGTTCGCTTGCGCGGACGGCCAACTGATGCCGGATGAAATAGTCGGAGTGAGAATTGCTGATCTGGATGCTGATCTGTTTCCGGAAGAACAGCTGCATGGCGGCGTCGAAGGCAGCCACCAAACCCGTATTCTGGGTTTGTGCGGTCGTTTTCACCACCGGCAAACTCCACATCCGTTCCGGTCCAGCTTCGCTAGGGCTTCCCCAGATATAAACGCCGTCAGTGGTTTTCAACAGCCTGATCGGTTCCCAGTCCAGCGGATTGATCACAATCCCGGTGGGATCAAGGAACGATCCGGTTTGGATCAAGGTCATCGCTTTGTAGAAAGCGTCAGGTGTGGGATCTCCGCCCTTGGCCTGGGTTTGTTTACCCACGATGTTCATCAAACCGCGCAGGTTGGGCGCGTTACCATCACCGCTGATGATCTGTGTTTCCCGGCGCATCCTGATGAAAAGACCCAGCCGGTTATCGATCACCGAAGACATCATTGGCGCGTCTTCCAGTGCAATTTCTGTCACCGGCAAGTAGGTGCGGATTTCAGCAACCGCGCTGGATTTTTCAGTGAAGGCGAGAGCGGATTCCGGAGATGCATCTTTCTCGGCTGTTTCGGCTGCCGCATTGGTGGAAGTGGTTTCTTCCATGTACGGGATTGCATTTTGATTTGTTTCTCCGCTGGGGATCAGATCAGTAACCATCGGCCGTTGCAGTGGATAGTCAACAATCTTGCCCATGCGGATCGCCTGAGGTGCATAGCCGGTGGAGCTGTCGAATACGGTTTTTCGTTCGAACAACTCCTTGGCTTCAATTTCAGCCGCGGGACCCTGTCCGGATCCTCTGACGTATTCCTTGAAAGCCTTGCTCTCAACAACGCGCTGACCCAGGCTTTTCGCCTCTCCGTGTGATCCGGAAAACTGGTCAGTGCGTCCCTTTTGCCATTCCATCCCGATGTCCTGGCGGCTGCCGCCGTCTTCGAGGATCTGTTTGGCGTCCCTGGCGATCTTCTCAAGCGCCTTCAGCTCATCGACCTTCACGCCAAGGTCGGTCAGCTCATCGTTCATCGGTTTGATGCTTTTTGCCACGTCCTCCGGCATGTCCATGTCCGGATACTTCTCAAAAATGTCATGCAACGACTTGGCTTTTGCTTCAACTTCTCCTTGCAATTCTTGCAGTTTGGTTGGCATATCAGTTACCCTTCCCCGCTCCATTCTGGAGCGATCTGAATTTTTGGAATCGTAAAAATTCTTTCTGAACCTCAATAGGGTCGGCATTGATCTGGATGGATTTCTCCAGCTCATCAGCCGCATCCCTCAATTGCCCGGCCAACTCTTTCACCTCAGCCATCCGTTCATTGCTCAGACCTCTTCCCTCCTCCTCCCGCAGCCCTTTGACGGAGCGCACGCGCTCCCCCAGCAAGTCAACGGCCTCAAGAATGGCCTTGATCTGTGCATCCAACGTCTGACGGCCTTTGATGGCCAGCGTTCTCGTTCCAATACCGGCGCCCTTCAGCACCGGAGAAACTTCATAAACTTCCGTTTCCACCAGGTGACGGATCATCCGCTCGTCAACCTCTTCCCAGGTGGATTTCACCGTGTGGAATCCCCAGCTCCATTCCTGCAAATTCTCCATGGCTTTCACCGTCTTGTAGGCTTCCATCCCCGCGATGGTTTCCATGAAGAACTGACCTTCAAAGACAGCCTCGGTCGCTGTGGTGACGATCACGCCCTTCCCCACCGGTTCCGACCAGTCATGGCTCCACACCATGGCCACTTCCTGCCCGCTCTTGAAGGCCGTCGGCTCAACGATATCGCCGTCGTAATCCTCAACGCCAAAAGTGGCGATCGCTGCCGATACCTTGCCAGCCTCATCCACCTTGACGCTGATCTTCTTTAATTCAAATTCCGGGTTTTCTGTTTGTTTTGTTTTTGGCATTTCAACTCCGATCTGGGGACGCATCCCCAAAATAGGGTACGGAACACCTGGTGCAGTTCGGGTGCTCCAGGGGATTGCTTTGAAAATAATCAATCGTCCAGATCTGACCGTTGGCAATCTTGCATTCATCGTCATCGTCAGAATCTCCGTTGTCCAGAATTTCCACTAAGCTCAACCCGTTAGCCTTGTACCGCTCAGCGCTCACCATGTTCTGCGCATTCCCCAGCTCAGTCCTGGCAATCGTCGTGGATCTGTTCTTGTAGGTTTCATCCACAATTGCTTGAATCCCCGCCTGGTTCTCGTCCCCCTTCACCAGTTGCTGGATTGACCAGCCATTCTCATTGCCGTACTTCAGCGCATCCTGCAGCGCGCTGCGCGTCGTTTCCACAATATCCTTGATGTCACCACCGGCAGTGGAAAGCATCTTTGTGATCGCAGGATCAGTCAGATCAAAAGCCACATCCACGCCCACAGAGAGGTTGATCGTTTCCCAGCTTGCCTGAGCGATGGCCACAAACCATCGTTTGAGCAACTTGTTCAGCTCTTCGGCGTCCTTCGCCGTCAACAGATCATCAATCTCTGGCAAATCATCCTTCGCGGATGCCGTACGGGCGGGGTTTACCCCCGCCCTTTCCTTCAACGCCTTCCCCGCACGGCTTACCACCCGATCCGCTAAACTGGAAAAATACCCGTCCAGATCCTTGCTCATACTCGGCCACATCGTCGCCCTGATCCGCTGCAATGCTCGACCGTATATCGCATTCTTGCCTTTGGTTTCGGAACTTGTGCTCTTAATTTCGTGTATTTGGTGTGTTTCGTGGTTAATATTTCCCTTTCCACCACCACCCTCAATCGCCGCATTCGGATTACTCGGCTTCTCCCCCGCAGGTTCCCATCCATTGATCATGCTCGTCCGATAAACATTGTCACCGGGCAGAACCTTCAACCCCACTGACCGCTTGAATTCCGCCCGGGTGATGGCAGCCTTATCCAAAGCCGAGAGCAACCTTGTCCACAGCTCGTTGACGTTTTCCGCCAGCGCCTTCACCTGGTTCAACGCATACTGCAGCACGTACCCGCCCCCAAACTCATCCGAAAGAGAAGAAGTCAACTCAGAGGCGCATCCGCGCCATAAAGCCACCAAGGTCGTTTCGGTAAAACTCTTTCTGGCCATGCCGTCGCCATAGTCAGACCGCTTCAATCCCACATACAAAAGCGCGATCGTCGGAGGCACGCCAAACGCGCCGCAAATTCGGCTTTCCGGCACGTTCTTCAACTCTGAAAGATTGAGCTCCTGCATATTCATGCCGAGCTTTTGGATCGTCATCCCGCCCTGCAGGAAGGCAGGCACGCCCTGGTTATCTCCGCCAT